TGGAGTATGATTTTTGAACAGCAACGCCAACGTGCGTGGGCATCGTCCCAGCTGTTTAATTATTTAATCTATTTATTATTTCTATTCCACCCCTCCAATTTTTGTGATTTTCGGAAAATCACGACTAGTTATACCGACGGGTATAATGAAGATTCAAAACGACCGTGAGGACTTACAGGAAGTAAGCATAATCGGTGAACCGGATTGCGTGAGCAATTAAGGTAACAACATATTTTCTTTTACTAGTTTTCCCCCAAGTAAACAGTGCCATCGACGGATGACACTACCTTTACTTGGAAGTGTGCTACAGCTTTATATAATAAGGTTCGTATTTACAACATGTGTCTTTGGAGAAAGACTAACGACTTAGGTGTTTAAAACTTTACACTGATCATAGCGATGTATGTAATGTAAAACGTGTAACTCTTGTTAATTGTAGCGTGTTATTTATTAATGTTTCATATAAAGTTTAACTTAAATTATTAAAATAAAAATTATAGAAATGTGTGTACACATTGTAGTGTACGTTGCGAAATTTTTAAAAGGGTGTGATATACATCTGAGAAACCGGCGAGCGGTTTCGAGGTTGCACACCCCAATTCTTGGTCTTGAACATGAACCACCAGGGGTCGTACCCGCATGTTTTGTCACCTTAAGTGGTGGATTTGTATACTAGTAGTCTCAAGTGGTGTGAGTCTAGTATGCAAACGCAGTACGAATGCCAAACAAATCTTGATAGAGAATTTCAATAAAATATGTCCGTAAAACTACGGACAAGACGGCGCAGGGCCGTACCAAACATAAGTTAAAGGCGTGTTTGGGGATATGTAAGTAGGTGTGAACCTGACACTGAATTACAATATCTTACTTAGCTCTCACTAATGCATCAAGAAGCTTAATGTCTTGAGGATTTGAATCCGTGATCAACGGTACTTTAAAGGGCATGAATTCCACAATTGTGGTCGACCCGTCATTCTCGTACTACCCTAATAAACAGTGCGACGAGACCCGGTCAAACTAGGCACGAACACACTTGTGTGTTTAGGGCCGACCCCCATTCTTATACGGTAATTTTTGATGGCGATACAATGAATTGTTGCGTCAAGGCCCAGTACTGCTCTCATTCATGAATTTGTTTGATTCGAGCGCTGGGATTTGAACCCATCATATTATCTGCTGAAGTCGACCTCCTTCCCCTCCGGAGTAACTCGGCTAATGATGCCACCGTAAGGCGCATACTGATGGATGTCCGTTTGTGTGTAGTGCATTTCGCTGCTACAATAGATGGACTGTATTCTTTTAGTGTACCAGGCGGGTACACACTTGTGCTGATAGGGTATATGAAGTAGATCCACCTGAACCAAATCTGAAGGGATTTGGCTCAGCGGATCGGGATAATTTTCTTAATGAAAAATGTCCCCTTTCGCTATGAGCCCACGCACCCAAGAAGGGTGCACAGAAGGAGCACGGGATAGTGCAGGAACAAGTAATTTTGATGGTAATCTGGAACAAATCATTAATGAACATGATGTAGTTGATGCAATCAACTGGAATGGTCCACTGGGGCAACCTGGTGTTCCATTGTGCGATAAAAACCCAATGTTTTACAACATGATGCGCAATGCTGGCATGTATGCGCGTGAATTACTCATGTTAATTGGGCATGGTATCTATGATAGGAATAACAATAAGAAAACGCTGTTGGAGCGGAAAAATGCAATACTCCGCACATGCACTGACATACATTTAGTGGATCGTGTGTTCTATGAGTATAACGCTTTCGGGTTAATACCTGTGAGAGATCCCGATGCATTTTTTATTGGTAGTTGTATTTTGCGTCCATTTTCAGAGAAGGGCGCTCAAGTGTTTACGTATGGTGTCACAGATGGCACCATTTTGTTGGAGAAAACTAAGATCAAGGACCTTCCGGACTTTGAAGCGTACTGGTCTATGGTTTGTATATATGTTTTATATGGTCCAGATCCAGTGATGGACTCGCACAATGGTGGTGATATTGTACTTGTTGATCCTGCTTCAATTGAGCAAGATCATTCAATCACTTGTGTTGAGAATGACGTTAACACCGTCACTACAAAGATATCTGAACTGTTAAGTGACCCAAAGAATGTCGACAAAATCAAGAGTGTTGAGATTGCATTTTTAACTGCGTCAACACTAACATGTGATATTTTTTGGAAGAAGTTATTGTCAGGGTGTTTACTAATGCTCGACCTGGCAGTAGATGAATCATTGTTAGGCAAGATGTGGTCGGTGATTACTGATCAGTTGTTTGAAGGTGCTAATTTATCCACCATCGCTGAGATGTTTCGATCACTGAAATTGTCTAACACTACTAAGAGCGTAAAACAATTCTTGGCCACGTTTCTGACCCCGCTGGTTGGAAATAAAGCAATAACCATAGGTGAGATTGAGTTGTTGTCACTGTCTTCTGCCGAGAAAGTGCAAGGTATGGATCTTGCATCGTGTATTGTTGATACTGTCAATTACGTAGTTGGCGCAGCATTGTACTTTAATGAGCACAATTCCCTACTTGGGTTTCTAGTGCCTGTGCCTGAAATACGCGCTTTCATGGAAGCGTATTGGGCTACTGCAGATGAATATGACAGAGTCAAGAAGGGCCACAGTGATAAAGCGCTTGCTGAGATGCACGTAGAATTGAGTGAATTGTCGATACGTGCCACAGACCTCAGGCGCATCATTACTGATCCAAATGGTTCTAGGCAACTGGCGCAATGTACTGGTTTAATTGCCACTAAACTCCGAGAGTGTTATGCACTCATGGTTGAGGGTAATTTTAAGAAGATGCCTTTTTCTATGTACATCTATGGACCTACACGGTGTGGGAAAACCACAATAACGAAGATAATCGAGAAGCATTTGTCAGATGCGCTCGGAGAACCTGTGATGCCTGGTACTCGCGCGACTATAAGTGGAGCGTCTAAATTTATGACTGAACTAAGACCAACAACGAAATGGGTTGTGATAGATGATGTGGCAAGTGTTAAGCCTGAATTTGTTGTAGACCCACCCGCTGAGACCTTCTTGAGACTTGTCAATAATGTAGTAACGTCATTGAATCAAGCTTCTATTGAGCGAAAAGGCGAACCTGCTCCACAACCCCATGCTGTTATTTGTACTTCAAATGTGTATGACATGGGAGCAGTGAGCACACAGTGTGACCCACGACCTATATTAGCGCGTCTGCACATGCATGTTGAGATGGATGTTAAGGATGATTGGAAAGACGAGCAAGGATTATGGGATGCTAAGAGGTTCTATAGCCAGTACACAAATAATGTGCTACCAGATTCATGGAAGTTCACAGTCAGGCAGATGGTGCCTGAGGATTCACCAGTGTATTGCAAAGAACAACTATCGGATGTCCCGTTGGAAATTGGTGGTGTCAACTATGCTATGGTTGTCATCGATGATGCTGAGTTTGGACTGCTGAGAGATGTTGGTATCGACACGTTCTTGAGTGTTGTTCGCAGAGAGGCGATTAATAATAATAATATACAAAATATTGCCGAGAGGATAACAAAGAGTGAACAGTTTAGTGACCATTTCTGTGGTGTTTGTAAGAATCGACATCAAACGTGTACTTGTGAGAAGAATGCTGTTTGTGAAGAAACTGTGAACGTTGCTGAAGAAGAGGTTGCATGCGATGTCGTATCACACAAATCAATCGATGCACCATGTGCAAGAGATCTTTTGCCACCTGAGCCTAGGAATGATACTCGTGAACCAAGGCATATCGTTTCACCTAGGGTAGTGAGTGTTGACCCTGCTAATATAGAGAATTCTGTGCTGGGTGAATCCATTGCACACATGCGTGAGAAGATGTTGGTTTATGAGACTGATAAGTTAGTAGGCAAGACGAAAAGTGTGGGGTGGCATTTCGGTAATGTTATTGGACTCAACATAGACACGAAGTTGTTGGTCAATAGGGTGCACATATTACTTGATGTGATGTTAAAGTCACTGGCTAAGAGCCGTGTGCTGCATTACGCCACATGGATGATGGGCGAGCTGACTGACGAGGCCCTAGGTGCGATAGTCGAAGCAACGCACCAACGAGAAATTGACGAACACAAGTACACAGTGGTGATACGTAATTTTCTGCGACGACTTGGTGTTAGCTCTTGTGCGTTGATATCTCCTATATGTGCTGCTCCGTGTACTTTGTCTGAGGCTTCACATGAAGAGATTGCACAATGGGTAAGAGATAAGATTACTGAGTGTGAGAAGTCTATGCATCCTGGTGTTGATACAAGCAAAACAGGCGAACCTGTGGACTTGCGTGAGAACGTTAACAAGCGGTATTGTGTTGGTCCAAACAACAACATTCATTCAATGCTTGCTATGCTTGTTGGAGTGTCTGGTGTTGCGTTAACAGGTAATATGCTATCCGCTGGTTCCATTCATGTAGCTAATAGTATATTACATTCCACGATATCGTGTTGCTCACCTAGTGGTATCATCATAAGTACAGCGATGTTGTTGTACGCTGTCACGATGTTCTTCCGAGAATTAGTTGCTGAGCATGAGTATGCAAAGAAGACAATAATGCTCCAGATCAGAGGAGCAAGACAAGTGTATAGATCTTACCGTGAAGCTGCACCCGTTTTTTCGACTGCTGCTGCGATGGGTGTGGGTGTTGCGTCCGTGTGGTCGAGATGGTCTAACGTGGTGCGTTGTGAGCCAGCATCCACAACAACGCGAGACCCGTTTTATTATCAAAAATGGGTCACAGCACACTTGTCTCCAGTTGTGCACCAACCGGAATTGGAGTTGGTTGGGACGGTTAAGAACAATGTTGTGCATCTGATGTACACTGAAGGCACACGTGTCGTGCGTACATGCGCTACTGCTGTGTCAACATCACGATTGCTTGTTTGTCAGCATTTCTTACCAACAAAACCTACCACGATGTATTTGACACGATCCCCCGTTACGTTTGAGGGTGGACTTGTGCATAACTCCACAATTCGTATACACTATGAACCGAGTGTGAACGAGTATCCCATTGGTGATACGGAAGTTGTGTTACTATGGCTTAGAGAGAGGGTGCAATTCTCAGACATACGTGACAGGTTCCCGCTGACCGCAACTCCTCACAGTAACCTTGGTGCGATGGTTACTAGAGGAGGCTCTGGTGTCGTGCAGGTACATGAAGCTAAGGACATAATTGGCATTGATATTAAGCCTTATGTTGTGCACAGGATTACTCGTGCAAACTTCAACCCTGCCCCGGGCGTTCAGTTCACCGGGATCAATGAATATGGAGATTGTGGATCAGCAGTGCTTGTTGGTAAGAAGAAGTCTTTGTTGTATGGTATCTTCATGGGAAAAGTACGGCATGCTGAGCATGGGTATGCGCAGTGTATCACAAAGAGGAAACTCGATGAAGTGATGAAATTGTGCGACGTTGATCACATGCCTGATATGACTGTTCCGTCATTTGACCAATATTTGATAAATGATCAAACGATATCTTCAAAGTCAAACCTTGCACACTTGCCAGATACCAATGATAATCATTTTGACTATCTTGGCAAAGTTGGGAATTTTAACCCAGACAGGGATCAAATTGTGCTGACACCCATAACTCAACATTTGTCTGAGCATGGGTATCCTAATGTTTGGTCCACACCCGTACCAGGGAAGAACCCCAATGTCAAGAGTTATGATTCATCTATGAAGTATATCAAGACAGTTCTAGAGGACACCACCGCACCACCTACAGACGTGCTCATGTGGGCACGGAAAGACTATTTCAAGCCATTTACAGAACGTGCGGCTATATCAGGTGAAAGACTACGTCCACTAGATTGGTTCGAATGTGCTAACGGTGTGCCGAATTCAGTATATATCCATGGTATTGATACGAGTACTGCGATGGGTTTCCCATATGGTGGTAAGAAGACAGCTTATATGCATCAAGATGAGTCCGATGCATGGTGGTTCAATGACGACATTAAGAAGGATCTCATCAAAGCCGACAAACAGATACGTGCAGGTCAAGTGCCGACGCAAGCAGCCACTGTCACTAACAAGATGGAACCACGACCTGCTGAAAAATCGGCGCGGAAAATAGTGAGTGTGAATTGCATTATGACGGTCCTTACTAAGAAGTATTTCTGTCCTGTTTTTGATTATGTACTTCGCAACACGGATTTGAGTGAGAGTGCAGTCGGCATTAATCCCTACTCACCCGAGTGGGATAAATTGTACAAGCACATGAAACCCGGTTTCTTTGACGGGGTGTTTGCCACTGACTCTGGTTCATTCGATATGCGTATTGCGTCTTTCATGCTGATGACCGTTCTGTTAGGCAACATCGACATTGCCATTGCTATGGGGTATACTTCTGATGATATCCGAGCAATGCATTCCTTGAGCAATTGGATGTTGGCTACTCCCACCATCATAGACGGCGAATTGATTGTTATGTATAACCGCATGATATCTGGCATTATCGGTACCTCGGTGATTGATGGTCAGGTGTTGTCACTGATACAAAGGTGTTGTTTCCACGAGTTGTATCCTGGTGTTAAGGATTTCCGTAGTGCTGTGTCAATGATAACCTTCGGTGACGATAACTTTGATAAGGTGAAGTTTCCATACCAAAAATTTAACAGAGTGGCGCTTGGCCAATACTGTGAAAAATATGGGATGGTGCTGACAGGTCCTGATAAGAGTGAAGTAGAAACCAGATGGGATTCTATGGACGACGTCACATTTCTTAAGAGAGGTTTTAAGTACTCTAAAGAACATGATTCAGTCGTAGGACCACTCGATATCAGTAGTATTATCAAACCACTACACATTGGTGTACAGTCGAAGAGCCTGAGTATGGATGAACTTTTAGTTGAGCATATGACACGTGCACTTATTGAAATGTCATTTCATGGACAGAAAGAGTGGCAGAGGTTGAAGGATGTGTTGGAAGCTGAACCAACAGGCAATTTCGATAAAACACCCGTGCGAAATTGGAAGTATGAAGACTTTGTCACTGCTTGGAAACTCAGATATTGTGCAGGGACTACTGGTAGTATTTTATCAAACGTGGACAACATATATGGGTCTCGTATTGTATCAGTTGACCCAGCCTCAGCGGACGCAACTGTTGCGGCAGGTGAAGTTGATGCCATAGATGTTGTTGATCAGACCATGCAATCCGGTGCACCGCTAATATCAGAGTCCAGGGTTGCAACACGCACAGGTGTTGATTCAGCGCGTGGTGCAGAGAATGTTGACCTTGGGAAATTTTTGGAGAGGCCTTTTGAGCTCCATACTGTGTCCGTTGCTGTTGGGGCCACAGTTTTCCAGAAGGTGAACTTCTGGACTGAGTTCCTTAAGCAGCCCAGCATACGGAGCAAACTACAGCATTATCGATATATCCGTGGGACAGTCAAATTACATTTCTTCTTCAATGTCACTCCAAGGTTTTACACAAAGCTGATGCTTGCAGTTAATTTCGTGCCGCCAGTGGTGTACTCACAATATGGTTACGACGATTGGGACACAGATGCTGTTGGTGGCCCGATAGATAATGTCTTAGCGTCACAATCTTTGTGCACTTATGTTTCTGCAGAGGTTAGTAAAGCTGAATTGATCGTTCCATTTGTTTTCAGATCTGAGTATATCGATATGGTTGATGGCACAAAACGAATGGGATACACAGCCAATGGCCACCTTGGTGGTGAAACGGGTGTGCTCCATATACGGTCGATGACTCCACTCCGTTATGCAGGCGAAGCACCAAGCACAGCAAATTGTGATCTCACAGTTTCCATGTCATTACATGACGTGGAACTCAGAGGAACAACGAGTACTGCTATAGTATTGCCTGCATCTTCTATAGTACACAAGATTCATGATATATCTAACAAGATCGTGGTATTTGGAACAGTCGCTGCCAATGTCGCAAGCAATATAGCCGAGTTAGCAAGTTTACTTGGTTTTTCCCGTGAGACTATTGGTCACGAGCCTGGTGTTTACAAAGAGAGAGGAATTGGCAGTACCGCATTATGTGACGTGCCTTCAATAGCATCAAAGCTGACTGTGCACAAAGACCAAAACCTATACGTTGGATATGATCCACTCAAGGAGAATGGAGTTGGAGATGTGGAGACTCTTGCTGGCATTGCATCACGGCCTTCCTACTTGACTAAGTTCACGTGGTCAGAAACCACTGGAGCAGGTGCACATTTATTCTCAATACGGGTAACACCACACCAATACAATAGGACAACAGCGACTGGTCCTGTTAGATTCACTTCCATGGCTTTTGCAGCATGGCCTTTCGATTATTGGTCTGGCACAATAACAATCAAGTTCGAAGCTATCGCCTCGTTTTTACATAGAGGTAGGTTATTATTTGTGTATGATTCCGATGCGAGTGGTACGTATTCATTTATTGAGAATAGGTGTGTTGTGCTTGATATATCTGGTGATCACACAGTGTCATTATCTGTTAGTCCCAATGGCGCAACTACCTTCATGCGCAGGCCTGATGACTGGACTGATTTAAATTTTCAGAACAGTCTTGTGGCGTTTGGAGAAGACTATTCGTCTGGTACGATATCGGTTTATGTCATGAATAGACTCAGTGCACCTGAATCAACAATTGGATCACCAGTTGATATGTTGGTTTACGCACACATGGAAGATGATGCCCAATTTGCAGTGCCCAACGATCGCATCAATAAGATAGCATTTGTGGAACCAGCAGCAGCAGTTAGTGAGAATGAGACTAGTGTTCTAATAAACAATCCATTCAGGTTCTCAGATGACACCTATGGTATGTATTTTGGTGAACATATTGTGTCTGTTAGATCTTTACTACAGCGATACAGTGTTAACTATGTTTTCTACCCAAAGTTTGATGTTGAACCTGCCGGTACAAGGCACCAGATCTTTATACAGGTGCCACCACGCGGTGTACACAGAGGACCAGTTAATACTAGAAACCCAAACGTATCTTTGACTGGATTTGAAGCAAACACTGTTGGTGGTGCTGCTTATAATCGCGCGTACACAACATCATTGCAATATTGGTCGTCAGCTTACATAGGTATGAGAGGGTCTACTAGGTGGAAGTTTCTTTGTCGTAGTACCCTACACACTGCAACATGTGCCGAACAAATAGGTGCATGGAATTTGAGTGACACCATGGATGCATTTGCTACGTATGACAATGCACAACTTCTCACGAAGTGTGATCTGTACTTTTATGATCAAGCAGTATTAGCACAACAAGGGTCTCAGTATGAACTAAAAGATGGTACCGTAGAAATCGAGGTGCCTTTTTATTGTAAGGAGAAGTACACGTTGTGCCGTACAACACGTGATGAAGTTCTGTTACCGTGTGCCATATATGCGGGCACTGGTTATACGAAGCAATCGATAACAGCGATAAGTGTTGCAACAGCAGTTGGCGACGATTTTTCACTACTCGGTTACATTGGACCCCCAAAAATGTACTTTGTTGACTTTCTAGCCAATCGGTAACAATTGGAGGAATACATATGAGTTGATAGATTTAAAACAAAATAAATAACATATAAAAGCGTTTAAACACGCGGAACCCGGTGGCGGGTGAGCCTTAATTCCAAGTGGCTCGACGAGCCACAGTTTTATTTAAGGTGAC